ATCAGGCTCTGAACGATGATACCGTGAGCGAGGAGGTGCGAGAATCTCGCGCCAACTATCTAGGCTCGCCGACTATGCCCGGCCACAAGATGTTCACGGCTCTGCATAACTACGGAAAGACCAAAGCAGTACGCGAGGAAATGGCTCGCATGGTCGCAGAGGATAAGATCTTTATCTCTGGTCCTAGGAGCATCGTGCAGTTTTGCGAGGACATCCGGGACAACGTCGAGAACATCAAGACGACGACCGACGTGAAGAGAGCAGACTTTGAGGATCTTCTGGAGTCTCTACCTATCGGCGAATCCGTTGACATTGTCGGCGACCTATTTCCCGATGAGGGTCCTGATGGTGTCGAGTCGCGCAATGCTCGCGAGTTCATGGCGTCGCGCCTAACGGCGCGGGTCAGGCTTCAAGCGTGGCTGACGGCTCTGGATCAAATGGAGACCAGGGTCCACGAAAAGGCCAATCCCAAGGTGAAAAGCTACAAGCCGCTGCCAACAATAGCAGAGTATGCTGAGGCGCGTGCTGCCAGTAGCTAAGCAGTAGCAGTACCCCAAGAGCGGGTCGATTCCTAACGGAGTCGGCCCGCTTTTTTTTTGTACCTAACTAATTATTAGTTGGCCATAGGTAACCAAGAGGAGGGATCGAATAGGTAACCCGCAGGAGGGATCGATCAATAAGTAATCCAGAAGAGGGATCGAATAAGTAAATCAGAGGAGGGATCGACAGTAGGTAAATCATAGGAGGGATCGACCAACTAATTATTAGTTGACTAGGCCTAGGATCTCGTATGCGAGGCTTCGAGAGGCCCTCTATGCTACCCTTTCTAGGCCTATATCACGCCTCAGAAAAAAAGCCAGATAACCTATCCCGTAATTCCTTTTCGATTTCATCGGGGTTCCTATGCTCTACCACTACGGTGGAAGACTCATCGAATACCCCTTCACTCTTACCTAGTAGTTCGAGTGCCCGTACCCGTGTGGATGGCGGATTGCTATCGTCCATCGCTTCAGACTTGAGGCGTTCGAGAATCCATTTAGCGTTTAGCTTTTCGTGGGTGCGCTTGGCTTCTTTTTTGTCAGCCTTCAGGTCATCGATAGCTTGGCGGACGTGGTTCTTTTTTGCGAGTCGTGACGCCAGTACGTTGACGGTCGCATCCTTGCCCTTGGTCTCGTACGCTTTTTTGTAAGCGTCAGAATAGGACAAGCCGGACGCCACAAATCCGGCGAATGCGCTCTGCTTAGGGGTTAGCCCTTTAGGTATAGTCATATCCCAAGATAAACGCTAAGACTTAGCCGTCAATATCTTGAAGAGTGTTGACACCTGTATTGACATCTCTTATATTAGTGCGTAGGTGTAGGGCTTGGGAGACACCAAGCCAACTAATAATTAGTTAAAAGGAGAAAAAAATGAGCAAATCACCCGCCGAAGAGCGATACTGGGCACTAGTGTCGCGGTTGGAGGAGGTCGAGGTTGAGGTCGAAGAACAGCGCGGACTACGCCGACACGACATCTATCTCACAGACGGCGCTATTGATTGGGAGAACACCGCCGACAGCACGGATGCAGAAGGCAAGCCATTGGTCGAGGGTACTGACGCTTGGTGGCAAATGATGTACGCACAAGCCGTGTCTATGGCCGGTGACGAAGCGAAAGAGCAAAACATTGATATCAACTCGTACTTCGCAAAACCGATCTACTAATAATTAGTTAGGTTGACCCCCCTCTTGGTAACTCTTGAGGGGGGTTGACATTTGTATTGATATCTGTTAGCTTTAATATGTTAAAGAATGCCTAGTAACTAGCCCAACTAATAATTAGTTGGCTTCAAAAAAGGAAACGGATCATGAAAACTTACAGACTCAGCAGTAACCCGCTCGTGTACACGCCGGGAATTCTGGTCTGGTGGCAGGGAATGGCTCAGGATGACATGGACCAAGCCATGCACCAGTTTGGCTCCGCGTTTCCTACCGTGCCCGAAGCGGTGCGGGAGGATGTATTGACGGGTGCGCTACCCGTAGAGGTTGAGGATGAAAGCGTGATCATAGCGGTGCCGGAAGATCATCGCTGTTGGAAAAATTGGGAATCCTTTAACCGGATGTAATCCAACTAATAATTAGTTGAAAGGGAGAAAATGATGAAGACGACTTGGTGGACTCAGGCACGAAAGTTTATCGTGGTGTACGTTTGCAGGGAGCCGGATGAGAAAGCGCATTGGGCGCGACCGCACGCAAAAAAATTGCCGTGGCGTTACGTTGTTTTTGATGACTCTGAGATTAGTCTAGATATCATCGACCACATCAACAAGCATATGGTCGATGGGAAGGGAGATGTCTTCAGGGTTGTGGGCACCTATGACACGCACGAGAGTGCTATTGATGGGGCTTGGGCTGACAATACCCTGCAACATCAACAGGCTCGCGATGAGGCCGAGGCGCGTCTAGATGTGGGCCGATACATGGATGACAACTATGCATCGTGGTAGCCTTGTCGGATAGTTGATGGGTGTTGACAAACATCTTGACATCTATTAGCTTTAGTGTGTAGGATGAAGTACGGGGGTGAGAACAGGTTTCGACATCTCGAAGGACCCGCAAGGGTACGGGATGGACCTCGGTTCGAGTCCGAGCACCTCCACTAATAATTAGTTCACCGCCAAAAAGGAGGCCTCATGGCTTGGCGTAGAGATGTAGGGATGTATGTCGATCTCTTTAGTGAGATCAAAAGAGAACACTTGACCGTGTGGCTGAAGGCTAGACAAGCCAACAGCGTAAACTCAGCGTACTGGGCGTTGAAGCACGCGCTACCGGACGCGCATATACCGCGCCCTGCCGTACGATTGAAGGCGCATCAAGAAAAGTTTCTCAGCACCACAGGGCAGTACACCTTGGGTTGTTCGGACCCAAGGGATCTTTCACACAACTAATAATTAGTTGAAAGGAAAAGAACCATGAACCATACAGTACAGTATTGGGTTGGTTGGGTTAGTGGGCGCAATAGCAAGCCCAGTCCGGTCCACCGACCCGTCACCATTGATGTCGGGGACGGTGATCGTCCGAACGGTGTACGCATCACACTACCGAACGGACTAACAACGTCAATCCAGTGGGGAACGGGCAATTACTGCTCTCGTAGGGGTCACGCGCTGGCATATGAGGACCACTATGATGCAGCGGGTTCCGTTGACGCTGAGGTCGCAATCTGGAACAAAGATGATGAGTGGTATCGTCTATCGGAACATCGCGAAGTTATCGGATGGCAGAGTGTTGCCGAGGTTGAAAAGCTGTTGGATAAAGCCAGTCTGGATATAAATTTCGCTCCCCGCTGTTAATGGTTGAGGGGTGTTGACATATATGTTGACATTCATTAGCTTTAGTGTGTAGGATGAAACGCATCACTAATTATTAGTTGACTAAAAAAAGGAAAACCATCATGGCCGGAACAATTAGTACCGAGCAAGTCATCGACGCTTACGAACGCTCAACGTATGGGCTAGAGAATATTGGAATCTGCACCGCTTGCGGTTATGAGCAAGACGGGTGTGAGCCTGACGCTGAAAACTATGAGTGCGAAGATTGTGGAGAGCGCAAGGTGCAGGGCACCATGAATTTGTTAATCGGAATTGCGTTCTAGCATCACTAATTATTAGTTGACCCAAAAGGGAGGGAACAACGTGGAACACTTGTTCACGAAAACAGGACGGGCACGATACAATTCGGTGGTGGCCTATGAAGGGCCATCTCGAATCGATGGCAAGCCAATTGTGGTATTTGTTACAGGGCTTCGAGCCTCTAACAATTCCAAGACTGGCAATATGGTTCAGTCTCACATTGTCCGGTCGGACATGAGCCCGATGGAAGCGCTCAAGACTGGCGGTGATGCGTCGATTTGTGGTGCGTGTCCATTGCGCCCACAAGGGTACGATGGCGTAAAGTACTGGGACCGTGGGTGTTACGTTAATGCCGGTCAGGCACCCCTTGCGCTCTATCGGGCATATGTAGCGGGTAACATTCCCAAGGTAACGCCATCCGAATTGTCGGCTCTGACTACGGGTAGGATGACTAGGCTTGGTAGCTACGGTGATCCGGCGGCGGTGCCCATGTGGGTATGGGAGGCGTTCACCCGCTACGCCAAGGGTCATACAGGATACACACACCAATGGCGTAGCCCTAAGCTAAGGGATGTCTTGAAGTGGTGTCAGGTGTCGGCAGACTCGCCCGAGGATGCTATATCGGCCCGTCGTGCGGGTGTGGGTAGCTTCCGGGTCACGAGACCGAACGAAGAGGTGATGTCTTTCGAGACTGTGTGTCCTGCATCGGAAGAGGCCGGACGGGTGGCAACGTGTCAGGATTGCGGTATGTGCTCAGGCCTAGACGGTGCGTCGGTAGTGATCGCTCCGCATGGCATCGGTAAGGGTAGCGTTCGCAAGAACAATCGTAGGGCCGTGGATCTCCCCGTGTTGAATGAGGCACGGGCCGAGGCTCACAACTAATTATTAGTTGACTTAAAAAAGGAAAGTAAAATGCTTAACGCCGGAAAAGTAAAAAAGATAAGGGGGCCGTTCGGCATCAGGCTGATCATCGCCCCTCGCGAAGCGGTTCCACACATAGGCAGGTTCGGAGCAAGGAGGACACCGCTTATGGGTGGTTACGTTCGCAGAGTTGGACGCCTATTGATTCTTTCGAGTCATTAAACAATGTGATAGTTGATGGGGGTTGACACCATATTGATTCCTATTAGCTTTGGTATGTAGGATGCAGTGCTTCACTAATTATTAGTTGACTTAAAAAAGGAAAGAGGCATGGCCAAGGTTACTTTCACGAAGCTCGACAACGGCGGAATGTGGGATGAGCCAAAGAATCAAGAGATTTACGTTGACGGGGTTTGGCTTGGGACCATCTCGCAAGAATTGGGCACGCTGTACGAGGAGTTATTCGTAATTGGATACAGTGTGGATCTATTTGGCTGCGAAGCCTTAGAGGATGAGTCTTTTAGTCTACGAGTAAGGGGTGTGTTTGTGAGAGGGAATTACCAACTCAACCGCCAACCGCCAAAAGGTTCTGCTAGGAAATTACACACAGACGCTAAGAACAGAGTGCGCGAGATCGTCGCAAACTTCGAGGGCCTCGACGAGTGGCTCGCCAGCGAGCGCAAGCTCATCGCAGACAGGGAGGTGGCAAGACCTTAAAGGATGGTGATTGACAGGGGTTGACACTATGTTGATCCTTAACTAATTATTAGTTGACTTCAAAAAGGAAACGAAAAATGAGAAGAGATCAGGAAATCAACGTGGCGGGGCCATCCACGATAAACTTCGGCGTGGATGCCATGGCACTATGGGAGGCGGTGCTAGAGGCAGTTAATCACAGGGGCTTTGAGCGCGACGGGAACGCTGTCTGGATAAGTGCCAGCGTTACAACCCTTATATCCGATTGGATCGATAAGGACTCAAGACATGTACAAGAGTCGCTTTGCCATCTCATTCCAAACGCGAGACGGCTACATAGAACCCACTCAATCTTCTATACTGATCAATCTTGGGACGTTGGCTTTTGCCCTTGGTTCATCGAACACGCTATTGACTGGACAGACATTACAATCAAGACCAAGTACATAGACCTTATCGTGGAACAATACAACAGGGAGCAGAGCGATGGCTAAGTTTACAGTTGAGGTTGTAACAAAAAATTACTGGACAGTGGAAGTTGAAGCTGACGACGAGCATATGGCAAACGACTTGGCGTGTGATATATGCCAAGTAGAACTCAGGGCTGTCAACGAAAAACTAAAGCTTCCTACTTTAAAATATATAGACAGTGAGTGGGAGTTTTATCCAAGTCTTACAAAGGAGAGCAACGATGGCTAAACATACAGTGAAGATCATTGAGACCCATGTGTGGACAGTGGTAGTGGATGCTCCGACGCCCGAGGATGCCGAGGAGGCGGTGATGCAGAAGTTTGCTCATATCACCCTTAGCTATCCCGAAAACCCTGACACGGTTTACGAGAAGATTGAGGAGAACGTCCCTCACGCTATATCGGCGGGGCTTCGTCCCCTAGTGTCCGAGGAGTCTCAACACTGGGAAGAGGTAGGGCTTGTCAAAGAGATCTCCGAGTCGTTGCAGTTCGGAGGCAGTGAACGAGAGTATGAACAAGCTAAGTAAAGCTTACGGTCTGTGATTATGGACGGAGAGAACAGGTGCGTCCAGCCCTGCGAAGTTAGGATCGCTTCGCAGTTTAAAGTAACAAGAAAACCCGTAATCACAGATTGTAAAGCTT